TAATTTTGGAAATAATAATACTATATCTTTACAAGAATTAAATTCTCTAAGAATATTATTTAGTGATCTAGGAGCGGTTGATTTTCCAATATTATCAATTACAGAATACTCAACATATTACTTATACTCTACAGATAAAATACTACCTGGTAATAGCAGTACTGTTAAATCAGTAGATAATAATATATTAGATCATAGTTTTAGTGCCTCTATTTCTAGTATATCTGTTGCTCCTAATTCAGGATGGTCAGGTTCAGGATTAGTTTCATCTATAGACGCCCGCTCATATTTTGATTTATCTACATATACATATATGTATGGGGATACACCTAATGTTTCAATTCAATTTACTGGATCTATAAACCTTGCTTCATCTATAACCGGAGCAATTGTATTAAGAAACACACTTACAAACGATGTTATAGCAGGAAGCATTAATGCTTTTCCTCCAGGAACATATGTTTTTTCTTCTTCTTTTTATCCAATTGAAAATAATACATATGGATTATATATATTTAGTGATTTTTCCACCCCAAGTACTGTCACTATAAATGATATTCAATGGAAATTTACCCAATCTATATCTCCATATGATATATCTAATATCACTGTTTTAGAACCATATTTAACTGAAAATTTTAAATATAGTGATTGTGATGTATTATTAAATAATATAGATAACTTAGAATATGATTCTAATTTTTATAAAGTAAATTACGATAATGGAGTATTAATACCTTCAAACCAACAGCAGATTTTAGACGGAATAGCAGAAATAGCTCCTGTAAAATCATATAACTACTCATTAACCGCTCAGATACTTCCTAGATATAATGGAGTACGAGTAACTCAACAAAAAGAAAATATCTGGACTAAGGGTGATATTGCTCCTTCTAAAACACCTTCTGTACAATCATTAAGTACATATTTTGCTTATTTTGATTGGATGGGAGGTACCTCCCCAGAATTACAAGATAAATTTGCCGCTAATATTAGATACTTAATTAATGAAGATGGAGATATATTATCTCCAAATATTTCAAGTTCATATTATTATAATTTAATAGACAATTTTGAAACAAATCAAAATATAAATATAATACTTTACTCCAATACAGGAAATATTTCAAATATAGAACGACCAAAATCTGTTTTAAGATCAGGTGCTATACCTTGGGGTATTATTGCTTCTCAAACAGGAAGTGATTTAAATATTCAACCTTCGATGTTTTTTGGTACTGAAAATCCATTAATACCAAGTTACTATTCAGTTTATTCTTCTCCTACAGCTACTCAAACTATTGCTCCTAATGCTACTAATGTTTTGAATATATATAGTACAGCTATTGTATCTTCTCCAAGTACATCAATATCATCAAATGCTATAAATATCAATGATGTAAATAACTTACTTAATATTTCATTCCAAGTTAATCTAAAAGCAGATTTAAGTGGAACACCTTCTCCTTACAATACTCAAGCTACAATGTATGTAGATCTTGAAAGAAGTTTAAATGGAAGTGATTGGGAAGTAATTTCAGGTAACTTATGGACTATAGATTACGGAACAGGAATTAATAGTTTTAGTTTGAGTGCACCTTTTGAACCAACAGTTTTAAATGCTAAATATAGATGTGTGATATATAATTCATCTGGATTATACACCCTAAATATCAGAAATGACGGAGGTCTTAATGTAACAACTTTTAAAATAGACCAAAATCCAAGTTCAATACTTGAAGTTACATATTCTCCTCCTACTGATCAATATTGGACTACAGGTTCTAGTTCTAAAAATATATTAACTGGATCCCAATTTTATGAAATTTATTACTCTAATCCTCCATTAATTCAACGTAACTATTCATCATCCGGATATTTTGATTTTTTACCTTTTGTATTACAAGTTGGAGATCAAATTAGATTTGAAGGAGATGAATTACAGGTTTATAGTATATTAAATATAGATAATAACGATTCAACCCAAAATTTATATTTAACATTAGATAGAAATATAATAAGTGGTACAGAACTTAATTCATTTCTAATTAGACGTTTTCACCCACATCCAAATTTTGTAACATTAGATTGGAATGGATACGGATATACAGGAGGATCAGGTTTTATAATCTCAGAACATACTAATAATAATATTATTAAAAATTTTGATAATATAATTGTGAAACTTAAAGAAAAAAACATAATATAAATAAAAATATAACTTAATAATATTTATAACAAAAAACAATGGGATATTTAAATAATAGCGTTATAACAGTAGACGCAATTTTAACTACAAAAGGAAGACAGTTATTAGCACAAAATGATGGTTCTTTCAGAATTACTCAATTCGCATTAGCAGATGATGAAATCGATTATACAATGTATAATCCTACTCACCCATCTGGATCTTCATATTATGGAGAAGCAATCCTAAATATGCCTTTATTAGAAGCATTTCCTTCAGAAACCCAAATTATGAAATATAAATTGGTTACTTTACCTAGAGGAACAGCTAAATTACCAATTCTAGATTTAGGATATTCATCTATTGTTATTAATCAAGGAGCTTCATTAGCTGTTACTCCTCAAACGTTAAATTATTTTGGAGGGAATACTTTCGAAACAGCAGGATATACTTACACTATTTCTGATACACGTTTATTTAATACGTTTGAAGGAGTAGGCATTAATACTCCAGCCGCTCAAGCATTAAATTCTACAACCACATTAGGCACTAATGTTTCTAAAACAGTTGTAGGTACAACACTTAATTTAAGAGCAACTACTGTCAATACATTATTTGGTTCAAATAGTCAATTACAAGCTACATTAACTGTAGAAGGCCGAGACAGTGGAGCCAGAATAACAATCCCAGTAACTGTAAAGAAAACATCATAAAAATAATATAAAAAAGATATGTCATTTAATCGTTTAGCACCTGAAGATTTTGTAGTAAGTTCTGATTCAATTACATCCACATTATGGTCAGGCGGAGTAGTAACTCTAACAAGTTTTTATACTTCATCAAATCAAGAAGCTGGATCATCTGGAGATTTTTATTTAAATATTTATCAATCTGATGTAGCATCTACAAACTCAGAAGTTCAATTTGCTATTGCATATGGTAATAAGCAAGGAAGCGGAAGTTCATGGTATAATGGAGCAGTACCTGGTGCCTCTCCTACTAGAACTACTTATGGTCAATATAGAACATTAGTTTTAGGAGACGAAAATTCAGATTTTATTTTCGGAAATATCACAGCATCTGATTTCTGGGCACTTTCAATCGATAGAACTCGTTACAAACAATCATTATTTCCTGGATCAATGACCTTAAAACTCTCAGGATCAGGAGGAGTAATATCATTAACAGATAATAGTCAATACGCTACTTCAATTGTGTTTAATGATGCAGGACGAGTTTACCAACTAATTAGTGGATCAGCAGGAACTGGATATTTTGGAACTGGTGTCAACGCAAATGGATTTAGTCCTTCATCTGGTTCATATGGATATTTCCTTCCAGATATTGGAACAATTTTACTAAATCCGTTAGCATTATCTCAATCTATTAATTTAACACCTAATAGATCATCAAACTCAGATGGATTAAATTATAGAAGATTATATAATGCTATTAGCGGTTCAACATCTAAATATTTTGAACTAAATAGTCAAGAAACAATTTCATCTGATTATATATTCATTAGAGCAAGAAACGCCGAGTTCAATTACTCAGAAAATCCAAGTTATATTTCAGGAAGTACAGGTGAAGTAATTTATAATTCATTTATTAATAATCCACAAACGTTTCCAACAACAATTGGTTTATATAATGATAATAATGAATTATTAGCTGTTGCTAAACTTTCAAGACCACTATTAAAAGATTTTACAAAAGAAGCATTAGTAAGAGTTAAATTAGATTTCTAAAATTAATGAGCGCTTATAAGCAACTTTTAGCTTCTGATATAATTGTTACTCCATTTGAGGTAAACAAAGAGTTTACCTTTAATGGGGGTAGTTCTTTGATTGATCCAAATGTAGGAATAGATAGATTATTAGGTCGAAATATAACTGGAACACTATTTAATCCATTATCTGATCCTACCACAGGAAATCTAGGAACTCAATATCAAAGATTAGTTTATAATTCAGTTAAAGAACTTTATTACTCAAATTATCTAAGCTCTAGTTACGGAGATATAATCAATCAACCTGTTTTAATTCCTGGTAGAGACGAAGAAGGAAATCGATTTGTAGGTTCTACAAACAATCCTCAATTTGATAATTATCTTCAAACTACCCTCACATATCCTAAATTTTATCCTACCTCCTCAGGAGCATATATAGGAGTTATTTCTATTCCTGCTCGTTTATTTGGAGATTATATTAAACCTAATACTTTTAGATTTGATGCAGGAATCAATTATTTAGTAGATGATGGAGAAGGAAATATACGAAATAATAGTGGTTTAATAGTAGGAAATATATTTTATCCTCACGGGATTATTACTATAACTTCTGCTTCAAGTACAGTAAATTCATTTATCACCGATACTAATGTAACTTGTTCATTTAATAGTTCATATAAAATATATGAAACACAATATAAATGTACAATCAGAGAAAATGAGTATAATTTATCTTTAAATCCAAGTCTTATATCAGGCAGTAATTCAGCTAGTTTAGGTATTCCGTATGGATTTATAACTGGATCATATTTTTCACCTTATATTACTACAATTGGATTATATGATGAAGCACAAAATTTATTAGCGATAGGTAAATTAGCTCAACCATTGCCTTCATCTCCAACAACAGATACAACAATATTAATTAATATAGATAGATAATGTGGTTATACGAAAATAAAGTTATAGAAAATACAGAAGATATTCCTGAAAATACATTTGGTTTTATATATATAACAACTCATACACCAACAGGTATATCTTATATAGGTAAAAAATCTTTAATCCATAACGTAAAGAAAAAACTTACTAAAAAGGAATTACTTGAACAAACAGGTCCTGGTCGTAAACCAACTAGTAAAGTTGTTCAAAAGGAATCGGATTGGAAAACATATTATGGTT